GGACGAAATTCGGCTACTCAAAGACGGAGGGGGAGAAACCCCGCCTCTGGGCGCCGGGACCGCCAGTCTAGGCGAATCGAGAGGTCTTCTTTACGAAGTATCCAACGATCCGCATAGTCTGGCCGGACCCAGGATAGAGGCCATTCGTCCACTCGATGTTTCCATCGGGTTGGTCCGTGGCCTCCAGTTCTGTGAGGGATGCCAGGTCGGCGTAGTATGTTGCCATAGCATCAGTACCGCCGTTACCGGGATCAGCAAAGTCCACCCAGACACCGACCCCTCCCGTAAATTCATGGGAGCTTGGGTCGTCTGCCTGTTTGAAGACTGCGTTGATTCCAGTGGAAACCTGCCAGTCGCTCACGAGAGTTCCATAGAAGATCCACCCATGGAGGTCGGCCGCGGCGGCAACTCCAGTTGGCAAGCCCTCAATAGTGTGGGCAAACGTAGCTGAAGATGCAGTCGGAGCAGACCTCAGGGCGTAGCCGTCACCCAGACCAGACAGTGCCGTAGCACTAGAGGTCAGAGTGATCATGGCTCTTTGTCTCAGTGGGACTGAGTCGTCGAGACTCGGTGTGAAGAAGTCGACATCATAGTCCAAGTAAAGGTGTCCGTAGGTACCCTCACTGGAGACTCCTGTCGGGTCAAACGACAGCTCGGATGCCGCCATGACCTGCACTAGTCCTTGTACCTCCATCCTAGCCTCGGCAGCGTCATAGTCGAAATACTTGTTAATAGCATTCGACGGCGCAATGTCGAGGCTGGCGGAGTTCCAAACCGTGGTCTGGATAAAGGACTCGTGGGTCGCAGCGTGTCCAAGCTCGTTTGAGCCAACGTCTACAGTGGGGTTGCCTACGTCATTCCTGAAGTAGATGGCGATGGCACCCTCAGTCGTAGCAGGGACAACAGGCTCATACTTGATGCAGAGCTTCTTGACCTTGTGCTGCTCAAACTCGCCGGATGCAAGCTGCAATCTCCCACCTAGAAAGGCTGGGGAGATGGGTAGCATGCCGCCGGGGACCCGGTCTCCAACTTGCAGTGCAATGGTGGAGGCCGACGCGAAGTCGAGCCCAACAGGACCGAGCCACTCCCGGCCAGCGATGGCCAGGTGTCGATCTCCGTTCTTAATGGACTCGTACTCGTGTACTGAGCTGCCAACGACTGAGGAAGTCGCCACACCCTCGTGGGAGGTGGTGATTCCCTCAACGGCCTTCCTGTACGACTGCTCGGTGGGATGCCTCAACACCTTCAAAGAAGGCTTGTTGGGGCGATCCCCTGAGCGGTAGCACAGGTGGGCCCTCGGCTTGCCTAGAGAAGGGCGAGGAGGGAGGGAGCTAACTCGATGGCCATTGGGCCCAATTCTTGAATTAGGCCCAGGCCCCAATCGAGCCAGCTCTCCACTTCCTCTTCCTCTTCCTTTGGCAGGTCGAGACCCTCCAGCACCTTTAGCACCCGGCGCAGCATGTCTTCTGTTGACATTTTGCCTCCGGATTTGCTTTCGGAGCGAGAGGGCTTTGTGTGCGATTCTTTTCTGTGTTTGGGTACGCCCATGCATAGATAAAATTTCGACGCCTCCCGTCGTGGCCCTCGCACAGGGCCGATGGTGGGTCCGCTCACGACGGGGGAACCCCGGACTGCTCCGGGTCCCCGTATTCGTACTCCACGAGATCCAGTAGGAGGTCACCAATGGTGTCCTTCCACTCCTGGCTCATGTTGCGCGTTTCGTGACGGAATTGTTCCATCGCCTCGCCGGAGACGCGATACGTCCCACCGGAGTCCTTGGCTGAGGACAATAGTCGGTACAGAGTCCTCATCCACCGTTTCGGGAAAGCAGTCACGGTACCGTTAGGTCTCCGATAGAACTGCAGCGAGCAAAACTCAATGCCCTCCACGAGAGCATGGAGTCCTATCTCAGTTGGTAGGCCCATGGTTTCGTAGAAGTGCTGAATTTGCTCTTCCGTCATATCAGTGGTGTTGGACTCTATGGTGTCATCGCCCATGCACATGGCCCTTTCTCCTCGGAGGAAGGAACCAAAGACATAGACTCGTGAGTTCATGAAAGAAGTCACATAACGGCCTGAGAGCATCAACCCTGGAATCAGGGTCTCATACACCATGCCGTTAGACAACACGACCAGAGGTCGGCAGCCAAGTTTGTGTCTCGCGAAATGGATACGCGTGAAGTCGCTGTCAATGGGATAGTCGTACTCTTTGAGACACGACATCAATCCACAAAACAGCAACCATTCAGCGAGTTCCATGTCAGAGGCCACAACATCTCTGTCAACTAGGGATCCGTTCACTCCTCCTGTCTTAGCGTTGCGGATTTCTGCAATCTGCTCAGCCAAGGCCGCGATCTGCTCGTCTGACGAGCCCATCCCGGGCTTGGAGGGGATGGTTTCCCAACACTTGATCTCACGCTTGGTGTGGACTGTCCACATTACACGTTCGACACATTGGTCAACTAGCGAGATGCTCCAGATGAGTCTCCAGCGCCCCGCCTCGATCTTGGACCGCTTGTGTGGTTCCTGCTTGACGAAGATCCTAATGAGATCAACCAAACGGGCATACAAGTCGGCCCTCCTGTCACTGTAATCGTGGTCTAGAGGAGTCGAGGAGAGTAACCTGAGAC